GAACCGCCGCCAGAGATCGACCGCATCGGCGCGCGCATGTTGTAGGCGTCCATCGCGGCCGCATTGCCGTCGCGCGGCGCTCCCGCTGCCATGCCATCAATGCCCTGCGGGACCGATAGGGCGGGGCTGTAGGCCCGAACCGCTGTGCCGCCACCCGGAACACCACCCACGCCGCCGCCCGTGCCGTAGCCCGCCATCAGGGCGTTCGTGCTGACGCCGGGGCTGGCCTGCTGGCCGACCGGATTGAAACCGAGGATTTCGCCAAGCGCATTGCGCTGCTGGATCTCGTATTGGCGGAACGGCTCATTAAGCGCGGCCTGCCGGTTGAAAATGTCCAAAGCCGTGCGGTTGTTATCCGCCGTCGTGGTTTGTGCGGTCTGCGCTGCATTGCGCGCCGCGCTGGATTGCGCCCGGCTGGATGCGATAGACGCGCCCGCGCCAATGGCCGCGCTGCCGAGAATTGCCGCCGTTGTGCCGATAGCCATTAGCCCAGCTCCTTGTAATAATTGCGTTCGCGCAAGGCGTAGCCACGCCGCTGATAGATTGCTTCCATGCGCTGGTCAGTGCGCTCGTCGATTGCCAGTGAAATCATCAGGACGCCCGCGGCACCCTTGCCGGCCGCCCACGCCGCGAAAGCGTCAAGCAGCTCACGGCCCGACCGATCGGCAAACCAGAACAATTCCTGAGCAACAATGCCGCCGCCGAAATAAATGGACGCGACAACCCCGCCGAGAATGCCCGTGCCGTTCCAAAGCAAAACCGCATCGTCGCTGTCTGCCATCCGGTGCAGCATGTCGCGCGTCGCGTCGGCGTCGAATGGCCGGTCACGCCAGGGCGAGAACGCATGAAAGCGCTGGCCGATCTCGATGATGGCGTCGAAGTCTTCCGGCGTGGCCTCGCGAACGCTCATCAGTCAGTCCGCACGGTGTAGGGGATGTGGTAGTTGATCTTGCTGGCCGTCCCGGCGACCGCGGCAAGCACGTCGCCCGCTTCCATGTGGTCGCGCAAATTGAGATAGCGGATCTCGCCGGGCAGCATCGACTTGATGACAAGCCGCTTTGTCGCGTTGCCGGCCGAGCCGCCGGACGGGTAGATATAGAAGATGACATCCGCAACGCTGGCGCTTGTGTCGCCATTCGTCACCGTGCCGCCGTTCAAGATCCATGTCTGGCCCGCCGTGACCGTCAACAGGGCCGTGGCAGACGATGCGAGCTGCCCGACAACGCGTTTCTGTGAAAGAGCCATTTAACCCACCAGATCCGTGATTTCCTGCGGGATGACCCGCACGATGATGTTGCGATTGACGCACTTGAAATAGGTCTTGACGTTCGCGCCGTTGAACGTGCCGCCCGCGATACAGTCCGCGCCGCCGCCCGATGCCGCCGTGCTTGGCGTGAGCAACAGGCGCACCTTGACCTGGCCGTCAGAAGGCCATGAGCCGGTCAGGGGGTCCGGCACGTCCTGAATGAATGAGTCGGTGTGCCGGATGTTGAGTTCGCCCGACCAAGCCGCCGGCACGTAGCCGGTGTTCGCCGATGACCAAGCCGGATACACGTCGTCATTCAGGGTCGCCAGCGTGGCTCCGGCGCTCGAAAGCAAAAGCACTTGCTCTTGATGAGAAAAGTGCTCGTACATGTCCCGGATGCCTTGGTTCTTGTAGCTGATATACACCTCAATCCGGTCGCCCGGCCGCACGGTGAAATCCCCCGTAGTCAAAGACAGGGTTTCGTAATCGGTCGCAGCCTTGGTTGGCGACGACACCGCCGACTTGACCCAATCAGCCGACGCGTCATTGGCCCGCGCCACAACGCCCGCAAAATCGCTGGCCGTGATGTCCCGCCCGACGGAATCGCGACCGGCAAGAACGCCCAGACCCTGCACATCGACGCCATTGGCCAGCGTGGCCAGCTCAGCAGCCAGCGCGTCCAGCCGGTCAGAAACGCCCGCGCCTTGAGCCTCAGCCGCATTGACCCGCCCGACAAGATCCGCCTCCAACCGCTCCTGGCGCTCGTTCACGCCGTCCATGATCGTCTGTTGAAGGTTCAAGCCAAAGAGATCGTCACCGCCCTGCCCGCCGAGCTGGGTTGTGATGGCTTCGAAATACCGGCGCCACGCATCGGACGGCTGGCCCTTGGCATCCACCATCGGCGTGCCAAGCGGCGGGATTGCATTCGGATAGCGGTAATTCCTCACGCGCGCACCCGATTGGCATAAAGGCCCGTCACCGTCGCCGGGACTGGATCGGAAACCGCAATCTCGATCATGCCGGCCGGCGGATGGAAGCGGCCCAGGCTGTCAAAGAATGTCCGCCAGTCGTATTCGCCCACCGCGCCGAAGCTGCGGCTGACCTCAGAGCTCCACGTCCGGCCATTGGTCGAATAGCGAAGCATCACCTGCGGGTCGCTGCCCTGCCCGGTGACAAGGCCGACGCCCGATTGCAGCTCAACAGTCAGATTGGAGATTTCCGGCCGGCGGTCCTCGACCGGGAACAGCGTTTGCGCCACCCGGCGAACCGCCGAGGCGTTGTGCGTGAACACGTCGCGATCCAGCGTGTAGATCGTGCCGGTTGATCGGTCGCCAGCGTAGGCCGTGCCGTGCGCGTTCAAAAAGTCATGCGCGATGTGCCGGGCGTTGCCGATTTCCTTGCGGCGATGCCAGAAGCCGGTCATTTGATCGTAAAAGTAATCTCCGACGCCGGGCAGGTGCAGGCCGACGAACTGATGCCCGGCCCAGTTATGCGAGGAAAGGCGAATATCGCTTTTCGTTGTGACATCGGCAATAAGGCGCTCGATCGGCGGGGTGCTGATGGCGTCAATGCCCTGCGCGGCCCGATAGACCCGCCCGTCATCGCCCACAACATAGAGGCCGAAGTCTGCCTTCGTCACGGCACCATTGCCGACAATGCCGGTCGAGAACAAGGCGCCCGGCCGCGGGACGAAAGGCGCATCAACGTCGCCCGTCCCAACATAGCGCCGGATCGTCCGCGTCCCCAAAGCCCAAACCGTGCCCGACCAGACCCCAACACCCAAGAAGCGCGTCGGCCTCGTCCGACGATGTGGCAAATGCTGTGGTTGCAACAGTCGTCGGGTCGCCCGGATCAGAAAACCACAGCCGCCCGCTGTCAGCTTCCGCAAAGATGTGACGCTGGCCGTAGGTGGCCGCGTCGATGATGTCGCCAGTCGAAGCGCCAACCGTGATGGCTGTCAGCGAGCCGGTGACGAGATAGGCTGTGCCACCCGCTGCAACCACCATGTCCGATTGCGAGCCGGCGAAGTGTGCGCGCCCGGTTCCCGTGACCGTCCCGATTTCAGTGACCGTGCCGCCCGATGTGACCGTGTAGACCCGCAGTCCAGCGCAGACCACAAGGTTGTCAGAAAGCAGGCCATCGCGCTGGTCAAAGCCCCGCACAGCGCCGTTCAGGCTGGCCGCGAACGAGACAAGGCCGGGCGTCGGCAAAAGCCGTGCGGGCCGGTCAGCGCGATCAGGGGCAGGCTCTGCAAACCAGTTCTCAAGCGCGACCGCGGGAAACCCGTAATCGCTGCTCTCATAGGTCGAGAGGCCGAGCGGGAGGTATGGCATTAGTAGAAGACCGCCTTAACGGTCGCGTCACCGACAGCGCAGAAACGGCGCATTTCAGCAAGGCCGACATCAGCAAGGCCGACATAAAGACGGGCCTCGTCCGTGCTCATAATTTCAGGCGCCGCGCGCCCGGCGACGTAATTGCAAAAGCCCTGCGCCACGCCGTCAGGAATTGCGCTCGTTTCCCAGTAGGCCAGGCCGTCAGCTTCCAGATATGCCTGCGCTTGGTCGAGGCAATTGCCGACGACTTCGCTAACCCAGGCTTGAGCCGGCTGACCCTCGGGCAGCTTGCCCAAGATCCGCAGAACCTTGTTCGTCGCTTCGGCCTTTGTGAGTGCCATTCTTGCCTCCCGGCTTGCGGCCCCTCACGGCCTCGAAATGCGAATTGCCTTGCAGCTTCGCGACGGCGTGCGGGTCACTGACCTCCACAGGCTCGCCCTTGGTGAAGGAAAGGCCGAACAGCTTCACACTGCCCGGCCCGTCCCCGTTTGCGTCACCGATGAAACGAAAACGCATCAGATCGTGTAGGTGACGATCAGCTTGATCGTGCCAGACGTGGCACCCGTGGCCGGCGCGACCTGGACGAGGATGTCAATCGTGTCCTCGGCCGTGTAGGTGTAGCCGATGCCGTCAATCGCCAGATTGGACGAGTCGGTGATGCCGCCCGTCTGGCCGACCGTTGCGCCGTCGATATAGCGATCGGTGTTGCCACCATCGCCCACGTCCAGAACGATGGCAGGCGAGACGTCAGAGTCCAGGTCGTCCGTGGCCAGCACCACATTGGAGACGATGGCGCCAACCGGAACCTTGACCATCTGGATCACGTCATTCAGCGCCAGAGCGGCGGTAATCTCATACTCAGAGACGACCACCTTGGCGTTGCCGGAAAAGCCTTCGCCTTTAGCCGGTGCGGTCGCAGCGGCTTCGTCAGCAGTAAAGGTCGCCATGCGAACCTCCCAAGAAAAAGGCGGGAGCCGAAGCCCCCGCCGTTAGAGATTAGCTGTCAGCGACAGCCGCGAAGAAGCCGGTCACGACGCCGTGATCCTTGAGATCGTCGGTGTCGCCAGAGCCGGAACCGAAGGTCAGCTTCTCGATGCCGCCCATCTCCATGATGGCCACGCCCTTCTTGCGACCGTAGTCGAACAGCTCTTCGGCAGACTTCCAACGCTCAGCCACGGCATAGCCGAGGGCCTGAGCGCCACAGAAGTAGGCCGGGCCGACATTAATCGAGCTGGCACCGACACCGGAAAGGATGCCGATTTCCTCGATCTCCTTGACGATCACGCCATCCCACAGGATGTCGCCACCTTCAAACAGGCGCGAGTTTTCGCCCGTCAAGCTGACTTCACGCTGAGCCTGCTGGATCGCCGTGTTTTCGCGAAGGTCACGGAACAGCAGCGACGGCACGTACAGGATGTAGTAGCTGCGGCCGTTCTTGGCGTAGATGTCCTTGACCGG